TCTGAAGGTCTTCGATGATATCGGGGATAGAGCGGCCCCAGAACGAGCCCGGCGTCTTGATGAACGAGGACTTGGCGTAGGGTTTCTCGCCCAGCGGATCGTAATTTAGCACCGCCTTGATGACCATGGTGCCGACCATCCAGACGTTCGCGTCATACTCCTTGGCCTCGTCAGGCACTTCCTCGGCGGTCATACCCCACTCGCGGAGCATCTTGCCGGATACCTTGCCCCAGAACTCAATGGCGTCATACACATCGGTCGGGCGCATTTCGGTGTAGTATTTGCGCTCTTCCTCCTCGCGGGCGTCATCCTCCATCGGTGTGACCCATGAGGACTGCGGACCTTCGTCCAGCGCCTTGCGGATGGCCTGTTCGTCATAGCCCGGAACGCCGATCAGATCGGCCAGCGCCTGCCGGGTAAGCTCATGGCGCTCGAAAAGATACCCATCATTGATGCGGGTAATGCCCGGCTCCGGGTAGATATTGAATGGGCTGACGCGCTCGTATTCAGGCGCGATGCGCTCACCGGGCTCGACGGTCGTGCGGCCATCGGGAGACGTGTTCCACTTGAGATACCGCTGGCGGCGAACGATGGGGCCTTTGATGAATGCGCAGGGGAACGTCACCAGATCGGTAATGAACTCGTTGAACGCATCGGACCAGCCGCCCTGCACAAGCTGGTCTTCGATCTTGGTCTTCATCCGCTCGACGCGGTTCTGGGCCATCTGCAACAGCTTGAACCGGAACTGCTGGGAGACGACCTCCTTCAGTTCCATCATTTCGCTCTTGGTCGGAGCCTGACCGGTCTGCTGCATGGTAATCACCACCTGCTCGGCAAACGCGGCCTTCAGTTCGGCCATGTCGTTGGGCGACAGGTCGGGGATCGGCGTAGCCTGCAAATCCCACGGGGGCGTACCCTGATCCATCAGGATGTCGCGCAGCCAGCTTTCCGCCGCACGGCACTTGATCTCGGTCAGCATCATGTAGACTTCGGACCCGCCCTGCGCGCGAATGGCGTTCAGCTTCTCGGGCTCGTACTCGCCATTGCGCTGGCGCATGGCCTTGAGCATGACGGCTTCGATGGGCCGCTTCGCCATCTGGGCAGCGTCCCAGCAGTCGCGCAGGTAGGCCGCGAGACCAAGGATGAGCGGACTGTTCTGCCGGGCTTCCGCGTCAGCCTCGCGCTGGCGGCGCTCCTGCTCATCAAGCTCAGCATTGCTGACGACACGAAGTAGGGTAAGTCCCGGCATTATTTTGTCTCTCTGCATTTCTTGCGGAAGTTATCCCAGACCCCGCCGCGCCTGATACATTCGTGCATGCGTTTCTCGTCTTCAGGGCTCATGCGCTTGGTGAGGTAGTTCCACAGCGGAGCGCGTATCACGGCGAAGATGCGAGCCCCAAATTCGATCCAGAAGGCCGGGCGGCGACCATAGAGAAACGCACCGGCAAACAGCCCTGCGCACACTATGATCACCGCGACAACCTCCTGCCATGTCATACGGTCGGCTTCGCCTTGTTCGGCACGGCCCAGACCAGAACGGGCGTCAGCAGACCAACGATGGTGGCTACCGTCTCCTGATTGATCCAGCCGGTGTTGAGGTTGAAGAAGTAATTCGCCAGCCACAGCACAGCCATGACCAGCGCAACCAGAGCCTTGTCGATAGAGGAAAACATAAGGTTGTCCTTTCGTTACACGGGAAATCCGTTCTTCTTGGCCCAAACCTTGGCCTCAAAGCACGGACACTGTTTCTGGACGCCGGGAAAGTCCCTGTGCCCGAGAACCTTCGCATCAGGATATCTTTTTACAAGGGTGTCCACAAGCTGCTTGAGTGATTTCCACTGCGCAGGCGTGAAGTTATCTGCTGGCTGCCACGTCTTGTCGTCGATGCCGCCGATCAGGCAGATGCCCACGCTGTCGGCGTTGTGGCCCTTCACATGGGAGCCGATGGCGTCGAGCGCCCGGCCCTTCTCGACCTTGCCGTCCCGGCGGATCACGAAGTGATAGCCGATGTCCGACCAGCCCTGCGCCTTGTGCCAGCGGCGAACGTCAACCGCGCCAAAGTCCTGAGACCCGCGTGTTGCGCTGCAATGCAGCACGATCCAGTTGGTTTTCTTGCGGCTCACTGTTCCTCCGGAAATGCGCTGGCGGGTGATAAAGTCTGGGTCTTCGGAATGGCGCTCGCGCGCTTGTCGCGCAACATCATCTTGATCTCGGTGATGTCCTCGCTGATCTGGATGAACCGCTGCTCCAACACGACGAGGCGGCTCTCATGGCTGCTCATGGCAAGGGCAAACTTTTCGAGCGCCGCAAGTTTGGCCTCGGTCTCGGCCTTCCACGATGTCACAAACGTGGACGCGCCGAAGGTGTAAATGAGGAGAGTGGCAACGACAGGTAGAGGAAATGCCTGCTTGAGCCAGAGGGTTGTGTCATTTACGACTGGCGGCATGTAGAAAGCCCTTTTAACACAGGTAAACATATCTATAGCCTATTGTCGTTTTCCTGACAATCATGCTAGCCGCCACAAATCGTCGTAGTATTTTAGCGGACATGCTCGCCAATCCGTGCCATCCCAGACCCGAACGGGCTTCTCTACCCACTCGGTTCCCATCCAGACATAGACATAGCCAGTGCGCAGCGGGTTGCGCAGCGATGCCAGCGAACCCGTAACCGAATAACCGCCGGGCTCGGCCAGAGCGTACCAGCGGGTGTCAAGCGCAGCATCCGTACCGGATGTCAAGTAAGTCCCGCCGTCAGTATAGATGCGCTGGGCCGATGGTCTGAGTATCGCGTCTGCGCCAGAGACAGCGTGGCTCCCGCCTGTCGCCATCATGCTGACGGACGCAAACGGCATCTGATAGCTCAGATACTGGAAGCCGTCAGACTGGAAGCCATCGACGTTGGAGGTCTTGCGCAAGGCGGCGGGCTGGCCGACAACCTCATAAGAAGCGCCTGCGCCGACGATAATATTGGCATGCCGCAGTGCAGCATCGGCCCCGGCAACAGCGTAACTGACGCCATTAGCGACAATCGAACCGGTGGACTGGATGGTAAACGCAACATCCAACCCGGCGACAGCATGTGCACCGGTATCGCCAAACAGCAGTTCATTGAGCCCAAGCGTAGCGTTCGCCCCGGCCACGGCATAGGTGCCGCCATTGGCAGCGACAGCCAGCAACTCGGCATCGAATGCCTGCGGCTCAAAGGTGTTTGGCTGGAACGCTGTCATCTGTCAGGAACGAGTATGTACCATTTGCCGTTGGCCAGACCGGTGAACGTATCCCCCACGCCGCGCACGACTTGATACCAGACGACACCCTTATGCGGGATGTCTTCCGGGCGCTCCTCGAAAGGGCGTATCTCTACAAACTCACCGTCCATGAGAAGCGCATATTCTGTCATAGCGGGCTCAATGCTGTCGTGAAGCTAAGCGATGTTCCGACCGCGCTGAACGCAAACGCAGCCGGATTTTCCGTACCGGTGTCCGTCAGAAGCCTCGACGCCATGGCCATGGTGCTCTGCCCAGCACCAGCACTTTCATGTGAATGGCCGTTGGTGATGTAGTTGGTCGGCGGCGTGCCTGTCGTGGAGATACCGTCTTCCTGCGCGCCAAACGCCACGATCAGGGTATTCGGTATGGTCGTGGTCACAGACGGCGGGTCTGGCTGCGAGGCCGTGTCGCTGATAGCCGCCGCACTGGCATGGATCGGAGTGGTCCGGTTCACATACCGGTAGCTGGCGATATTTATCGCGTAATTGTAGGACCCGTATGTGACATCGACTGAAGCGGGTGGTGTACCGTTCACCATCAAATAATAAATGGCAAGCCCTCTATCAGAGCCTAACTGCACGTACGTCAGTTCCGTATATCCAGCCGTGACGACAACCGGTCTTGCCGCCCAGTTAAAGTCATTGGCAGCACCGATGATGATAAGATCGCCGTCCTGCAACCCGAGCGGCGTGAGCGAGATCGTCTTGTTGGCAGCCGTAGTACCGAACGTCTGGATGCTGGCAACATACTGGGGCAGCCCACCCACACTGCCGCCAAAGCCGGTGAGGTTATTGACCGCGAGCATCAGTCGTCCTTTGCAGCAATGGTGGTGTAGTGGATTTTGACACCATGCAATCGGGCATCGACGGCGAGCGTATCCGACACGTTGGCAGGAACGCGCTTAACCTGAAACACCACCAAGTCCTCGGCAGCGGGTGAACTGGCCACCGTCACCGGAGAAGTTTCGGCTGTGATATACAAGGTATTGGTCGATCCACCGACATCGGCAACAGTGACTTCCGTGCCGAATATTGTGTCTAGGGCTTCGCCATTGCCAAGTGACATTGCTTCGATGGCCCAGACCACGCCGAAATTAGTCGTGGTCGCGCCGTGGCTCCAGATGAATTGGCAGACCAGTGTACCGGCGTTCCAGCTTTTCGGCATCTGAACAGCAAACTGGGCGAACTCCTGCGTAGCGGTGTCGAAGTCCAGCGTACGCAACATAACTTTATTGGTCGCAGTCTCGACCGTGCCGATGCTTGCGCCGTTGGTGGTACGCGCGATCATGCCGCTGGCGGGCATCCAGATCGTCTGCTGGCCGATCACATCCGTGGTCTTGGCGAGGTTCACACCCTCCACGGCGACCGTACCGGCAGCCGAGCGCGTCAGCGTGGTGTCGCTGGCGTTGCCCAGTTCGATCCCGGCAAACTGCGGAGTGGACGCGGTGCCGAGCCCAAGGGTCGTGCGCTGGTCGGCGGTCGTTGCATCATCCAGCAGGGCACGGCCAACCGCCGTGCAAGTGATTTCTTCAACCGCGCCCGCGCCTGCGGTCGCACGTCCGAGCAGCGTGTTAGTCGCCACCGTCAGGTCATGCTCGTCGTTCCAGTTGGACGGCCTCACCAGCGTGGTATCGCCGCCATCGGCCTTCGGTGACGTGAACTTATGCTTGAGCGAGACGACCATTACCTAGCACTCCATTTCGGGCGAATATCGAACAGGTCAGGCCGGGCGTTGATCCCTTGCAGGATACCGAGCGGGTGCGTACCGCCTACGCAGAACATCACATGGCAGTAGCCGCGCTCGCCGCCCGCGTCCGGATGACCCTCGCAGACCTTGCAGTAGAACTTGTAGATGTCGGGCGTGCCCTTGTCGCGCTGCTCCGCGTTGGAATACCACGCGTCGATGTCGAGGTTGTCGGGCTTGCGGCAGCAGTCGTGCTTGGCCTTCTGCTGGATGTAGACCAGCCACTTGCCCTTGCCCGCGTTCTCAAGGATGCCGCGCACAGTGAGATAGGGCACGCGCGGGCACGCCTGAACGTGCTCGCTGTCAAGCGGCTCCCACGCAAGGGTTCTTGGCTGGTTGGTCAACATCAGGTCAGGGTCTGAACGCTAGCGCCAAAATCAAGGGTGAACGTCTCGCCGTTGCCGACCGCAAAGGTCGTGCCGTAATCCCAGTAGGCAATCAGCGGATCGGCAGTCGGGGTGGTCGGCGTGTCGTCGTAGATCGACACATAGCGTGCGGAGGTGGACCAGTCGGCGGCACCCGCCGTCCAAGTGTAATCGACCGCCGTCATCGTGACCGTGCCGCCCGTGCGGGTGGCGTCATTGTTGATGTCCGCTGCGGTGTAACCGGTGCCGGTGATCTGGGTCAAATTGGCCACGGTGGTGTCGGACGCGACGACAGGCGCGTCAGTGTGGATCACGGCACGCACGGTATCGGTCGTGCCGAACAGGTCCACTTCCTTGTTGTAGAGGACCTGAACGAAGTTGTCGTACTTGACGTAGGTAGCCATGCGGGCGTCTCCTTAGCAGTTCCACGCTCTCAACGACTTGTTGATACGCGAATTGGGGTCGTTGGCCGTTTTCTTGGACGTGAGCTTTTTCTTCATGCCGGACATTCGAGCGCAAAACGACTTCTTACGCGGGCCACCCTCGGGCTGCGGCGGCTTGAGGTTCATCCCCTGCTTCTTCGCAGACGCACGCCCCTTGGCGTTGAGCCCACCGTTTTTATTTTGGCCTTCTTTTCGTTGCCATGCCGGTGTCTTGGCCATCATTGCTCCTAGCGAGTGTCGATCCACAGCATGTTGAGGGTGGGGTTCTCGGGCGGCGAGGTGCCGACATGGATGCGGACCTGCGCGAGATCGTCGTAGATCGCGTCTCGGATCGACTGGGCGGTGATGCGAAGCTCGACGCGGGTTCCCGGCTGGAACGCAGCCGCCTGCGTGTTCTCCTGCGCGCGCGTGATGGTGAGCATGTCACCGGTACGGCCCGTGACCTTGACGATCTCCATGCGCCGGTCGGTCGCAATGAGCGTGGCGTAATAGTATTGACCGGCGACCAGCACAGGAAAATAACTTCCTGTGCCGCTGGCAACGAACATGCTTCCGGCCCCGGCAGACAGATCAGCCGCCAGTGTGGTCGCTACGTTATTTGCCAGCACAACCGTCATTGCGTGGGTTCCTGTACGATCACAAGGCCGAGCCGCGCCATCGCAGAGAAGGGCTCTTCCTCCGAGATGTCCGCGTTGGCGAACACCGCGTCAATGGCTTCCTGCGTGGTCTCGACGCCCTGCGCCGTCACAGCCTGATACACCGCCACTGGGTCCGTCAGCAGCGCAGCGAACTGCTCAGGGATATAACCGCTGGAGATGTAATGGCTGGCGGGTTCTGCGCCGTCAGAGGACAGCGGTGTCGTCCACATGCCAACGCCGCCGGGTCCGAAGGAAGCGGCGATCTCGCGGGCCAGCGGTGCGCTGTCAGCAGTCACGATGAGCGTGCGGTAGATGTCCACTGCTACGTCACCGTGATGGGAGCCACGCCATCAGCCGCAGCCTTCGCCGCTTCGGCCTTCTCATGCGCCACGGTGGCTGCGAGCAGCGATGCGAGAATGGCGTTGGCATAATTTGCTGCTGCCTCTTCGGGCGTAGCCGGGCGCGTCACCCATGCCTGCGTGGTGATGGTGGGGCGATCTGCTTCGGTCTGATCCTCGCCGGGGGTCCAGTTGGCGTCCGGTTCCGTGGTCTGGATGTTCTCGGTCACGGTGCCGTAGGACGAGGCCATGAGGTAGGCCATGATGCGCGGGGCGTCAGCGTCCGCGATGGCAAGGTTCTGCTGGAAGGTCAGCGTGGGGCCGTTCACCCCGAAGAAGAAATTGGCCATTATTCAGTTTCCTTCTGTTCATTCGCCTTGGCTACGGCGGCTTCCAGCTTGGTCAGGATGCTCGCGGCCTGCTTCACACCCTGAAGGCCGGTGGCCTTGACCCCGGCGTCGAGCAGCCCAGCGAGAGCGGTGAGTTCATCCTGCGTGAGTTCGATGTTGATCATGGGTTCTCCAGATTAGAGGGCGACTGCCGGGACTTTGTAGGCGGTGCCGTTGCTGTCGTAGATGACGAGGTAGCCCGTGGTAGTCGGGTCGCCAGCGGTGTAAGCCGTCTCGGTGGTGAGCTTGCCCTGAACAGGAGCGAAGGCGCTGTCGTCCGCGAGGCGGGCTTGGAGCGTGGTGCTGGATCGCTTGAGGGCGGGGAAGCTGGAGGTGGTGCCGCCGAACTGGAGGCGGTTAAACCCGCTGTCGCTGTTGCCGCTGGCAATCTGAATGATGCCAGCGTTGTTCATACGGATAGATGTTCCGCTGCCAGCACCATAAATATAGTCAGCGTTGAGGACGCTGCCGACATTGACATTTCCAGCCACATACACATTGCGCGGCCTTGCAGAACCGGATGCGCCGATGTCGTAGGTGTTGTCTGAGACAGCGACGAAGTGGCCGGTAGTGCTAATCTCCCAACGGTCAGCGGTATCGGTCCAGAACCGCAGGCTACGAGCCGTTCCTCCACCGGAACCCTTCGCGGTCCCGATGTGAAACACATTTCCGGACCAACTCAAGAAGCCGCTCTCATAACTGGTCGAAGAGGTGTATGTGTTGTAGATGTTAAACGTCTGCGCGTTCGCCCCGTGCCGCAGTGCGAGGGTGTTGGCGGCGTCACGGGCGAGGATGGTGTCGGTTGATCCAACAAACAGCTCAACACTTGCTTGCAAGTAACTGCTAGAAACTACATTGGCGGCACTGAACAGAAGCCCGCCCAGCGCCGAGCCATTTGTACGCCCAATGTAACCGTCGCTTGGTACGACGATATTTCCAGCAAAAGTCGCCAACCGCGCACTATTAATCGTCAGCGCCGTAACCAGCGCATTCTGCGCGCTGCCAGCGGTCCCAGCCGGGGCCACTTGGAACACGATGCTACCGCCAGCGCCCGTGCCAGTACCCTGCGAACCCGCAATGGTGAAGTTAGCACCAGCGGTGTCGGCAACGCCAGTGACGGACTGCACACCCAGCGTCTGGGCGACAGGTGCGGCAGCGTCAGCAGCGCCGAGGCGCAAGTTGGCGGCAGCGCGGCGGGTGAGGAAAAGATCAGTGCTAACCGTGTTGGTGTCGCCCCAAGACAACGCCGAGGTGTTTTTGACTATTACCTGCTCGCCGCGAACCAACATACCAATTGCACCAGATGCAACTGACACGGCGTTGTTTCCAACTAAGCCTAAACCGGCATTAACTACAAACCCGTTCGTAGGGGTTCCGTTTGCGTTGACGCCGCCACCAACGCCAACTCCAGCAGAACCAGTGGACCGAGACACATAGAACTGCGTAGTCCCACCAACTTGCAAATCCAGCAGCAAGGAATTTACGGCGCTCGCCGTGTTCGTGACGTTCATCTTGATCGCGGTGAAGGTCGTGGCCCCCGCGTTCCAAGTGTCAACTAGATCGTAGATATTCTGTGTCGGCATCAGTTTGCCCTCGCAATGATGGTGTCGCCCGCGCGCGTCAGGATCGTGCTGCCGTCACGGGTTAGGATTTCAATATCAACAGGCGGGCCGTAGGCGGCGGTTTTGCCGTTCATCCACGTTTCCATGCTGGTGATCTCCGCAGCCGTGGGCGTGCGTCCGAGGACAACGAGGCCGTAGTCGCGGCCATTGAACCAGAGGCTGCTGCCGCCGCGTGCGCCGAGGTAGAGCGGGTAGTTGCCGAAGTTTCCGGTGCCTTGGTCTGCGCTATTTGTTCCGGCAGAAGCGCCATTGACGCGCAGTTCTTTGGCATCACCCGCAATATTTCCTGTACCCGTAACCACATAACTGCCCGGTGCCGGGTATGCTGCATTGCTGGGAGTAACAAACTGACCACCCCCAACACCCGCAGAGCCGCGTGTGAACCAATCAAACGCAACAACACCTCCTGAACTACCCGGAGCAAACAGCCAAAACGCACCAGCGTTGGTGTTAGTGTTTGCGCTCAACTCGACAAACGCTCCTGCTGTATCACTCAACTTTCTCAGACCGCTGAACACCGACATCTTGTCCGTGCTGCTGAAGTCGATGGAGGGCGTCTGCATCGTGGAGTTCGTGCCGTTGTAGCGGAGGTACAGCGGGAAGCCCGTGGTGTCGTAGTCCGTGGCGGTGGTCACGCGCTGATACGCGGGGAGGCCCACGCCATCGTTGGAGACGCGGAGGTCTGGATGCCAAATGTCAACAGCATCCCCACTTGTCGCTATGTTGAGCACCCAGCAGTTTTGGGTGGCACCAACAGCAGTGACCGAAATGGTGAACAACTGCCAGCTTGAAGTCAGAGCAAGCGTTGTCGCCGTATTGTTCTGCGCATGGTTGCGAAGCGTAACATCGCCCGTACCTGTCCTGCGCCTTGCCCAGACTGTCGCCGTTGCCGTTGTGTTGGTTGGGTTGGATGTGGTGTTATAAAAGAAGAATGCGTTGGCGTTCGTCGCAGTTATAGTGGAAGCCGTGTTCCCACCAATCGGGTCAGACACGTTATGCGCAGAGGCAGTGCAGTTGCTCTTCGACCAAACGCTTTGGCTGAAGTCTTCAGTTTGCGTGAGCAGATTGTACCTCGCGCTCAGCACGGGCCTGTTGATGTCCGTGGTCTGGAAGGCGTGGGAGCCGGGGAGTTCGCGGACGGAGAAAGACGTAATGTCGAACACTTGATCCGTGCTGTCGCTGCGGACATACACATAGGTGGTTGTTGCGGAAGCAGTAACGTAAAAGGTGTGGGTTCCACCCGACACATTTGTCACGCCGCCGAAACCGGAGCTTCCATCAGAGTTATTGGAAGCCCTTACGGAATATAGCGTGCCGTTGGAGCCAGAAATGTTTTCAAACACTGCGGTGACTTTGTACGTCGCGCCAATTGCAGTGCTAACTAAACTAATGGCTCTTGGAGCAGGACTGCCTGATGCAGTTACCCTGAGTTTTGAAGAAGAGACAGCAAGAGATGCGGCTAACCCCGTCCATCCAGTTGTCGCAGTGAACGGCCCGGGGTCGTAACCAACTCAGTACCCAGCACCAGACCCCGGCTTTTGTCCAGCCGCAGGCCCACGGGCTGCTCCACCGCCGTCACGGGCGTGGTGCCTGCTGCGTCTTGAAACATCGTCGTGAGGTCAGAGGGGTCGTACCAGACGCCGGGTTCGCTGGCGGCGAAGAGGGATATGGGTGAAAAGGCGCTCCCGCCAGACCGCAGACGCCGCAGGATCGGGAGGTGGATACCCATCAGTACAGTCCGCGAAACGCCACGATCACGTTGACACTGTTGGCCGAGCCGCCGGTAATCGCCGGGCGGAAATACACAGACGACAGCGATACCTCGAAAATGGCCGCTGCCGTGGCCGAGACCGTATTGCCCCGGATGTCCACCGCGTCGAACCAGTTGGTGCCGTCATTGCTATGCTGGAGCTTGACCGTGGCACCGCCGAAGGTGCCGCTGATCTGGACGGAACCCGCCAGACCCCACTGTTCGCGGATCGTATAGGCGTTGATGGTATCCCCGGTGATGATCCCGGCCCACGTCACGCACGGGACGCCGGTTGTAGTTACAGTGCTCGGAGTAACAGTGGGCATACGACCTCCAGCGTCAAGGACACGTAAAGATACCCTAAAGCGTCAAGCAGTGCAACATACATAAAAATCCCCCGGCACGAAGCCGGGGGTAAGTTCCAACAGGGAGGAAGTGCCCAGCGGGGGTGGACAGACCGCGAGGCACTATTAGTATGGCATGACGTGTGGTCATACGCAAGGGGTTGTGTCAGGTCCAGCCATGGGCCGAAATCGGCCTGATATCCCGCCGCAGGTGCTGGTACATCGCGTCTCCCCCCACGCTGTTGATATGCAGCATGAGATACTGGAGGGCTTCCGCAACGTGCGAGTGCTTGTTCTTGTCGATCAGGTTGTCGCCGGTGGGCTTGTACCGATACCCGCCCATCATCGCCGCCTTGAGGTGCGTACACCCCGGATCGACCAGAAACGCCGGGTCGCCGTCCACCTGCCGCATGAGGAAGTCGTCCACCGCGCTGATGCGCGCCGAGATGTTGTTGGTCTTGGCCGGGATGACCTTGAACCCCTCGGCCCGCACGATGTCCACCGCGCTGCGCTCGTCGGTCTGCGACCTCGCCGTTCCCGCCGGATCGACCACCACCATCACCGGGCAGCCGGTGAACCGCTCGTACAGCAACGGCTTGAGCATGGTCCGCACGAACCGCTGGATGCCCATGTCGTAGCTGACGCATTCCGCCATTATGAGCGAGCGTCCGCGCGGGTCCTGCTGTCCGATCACGGCTGCTGGCGTGAGCCCAAGGTCCATACCGACGATGACAGGGCGAGTGCCATTAGTGATTGGGCGCAGGCTGCTGTGAGCCATATGGTAGTCTGGGCGGAAATACTTGTAGACAGGCATACCAGCGAGGCTAAGGCCATATTCGCCGTCAATATAGACGCGGATGTATTCCTCGGATCGGCCTTGGGTGTCATAGTATCCTTCCGGAAGATTCTCGATATTCTCGGCATAGGCGCTGCGCCCTGACGGCTGCTTGAACACCTCCCAGCCGTTGTCATTGGGGGAAACCCCGTCAGCAGGGTCGAGATGCTCCATCTGGTAGTAAAACCACGTATCCATGGTCGGGGGGTTGGTATCCATGAAGATACCGTGCCATGTCGGACCGCCGTCCTTGGCGCTCGGGAAACGACCTACACGCTTGGACAAAGCGTCGATGATATCGGGGTGGATGTCCCGGCACTCGTTTACCCATGCAAACGTGGCTTCCAGTGAGTTGAGGTTCGCCACATCATCCGCATCATCAAGGGCGCGGAACATCACTTCGCACTCTACGTCACCGATGGACAGGTGATACGTCTTGGTCGTCTTGAGATAAACTCCGCAGGGGCCGGGAGGAAACCAATCCAAAAATGATTTTATTGTCGTATCTTGCAACTGGCGGGCGGTCTGTCGAACCACGATGCAGCGCGTCCTGCGCTTCCCATTCTGATCCGGCTTTTGCATTGAAGCTCGTCGAATAACTTCAAAGCAGCAAGTAACACTCTTACCGCTGTTGTGATGGATAGCACCATCCACGGTCACATAATTGTTCGTATCCAAAACTTGCATATCCCAATACGACCGCTTGACGGTCTCACGCTCGACCGCTAAGATGGTCCCGTTGGATATGGAGCTTATGTATGAACGAGAACACGCAGCGGATTGTCGCCCTTTCGGACGGAACCCGTTCGTCAATTGAGATTGCCAAGCTTGTAGGTCTGTCGCCACGTTACGTGCGGAAAGTGATGCTGCGGCTGAACCTGCCACGCTGGGGCGAAGGAGCGCAGCCGGGAAAAGAAAATCACCAATACAAGACCGGGCGGCGGATAGACCTCGACGGATATGTTCTCGTAACCGCGCCGAAAGACCATCCGTATGCGCGTCAACGCACAAATCGCTCTGGCAAGCTGATATACGAACACCGGCTTGTCCTCGAACAACATCTTGGTCGATACCTGCTTCCTGAAGAAGTCGTAGACCATATCGACGGGCTGACGCTGCATAACGCGCCAGAAAACCTACGGCTGTTTGCGTCGAATGGGGAGCATCTTGCAACGACAACGACTGGCCGCACAAAGCTCTGGTCAGCGCAGGGGCGTCAGAACATAGGGACAAGGACTGACCGGGGGAAAGTTCTTCAACGCGTCGATAGCTACGGCCAGCGGCGTAAGTCAGGTGATGTCCGCTTGCGGCAAATACTCCTTGCCGCGTTACAACTCGGTACAGATAGTCCGTTCCTTTCGGGAACGCTCCACCACACCAAGAAAGCTGGAATTGACCTGTCTTTGCGTTCCACGATACAACGCGCATTGGACGATCTATACGCCAGATGGGCATAGGCCCATACTCCGTCAAAACCTCCGTATCAGGTGCAACACAGCCGACAGGCCCCATGAGCACGCGCATCCGCGCGTTGCTCTCCATGAACAGTTTGCCGGTGGGCGGCGGGGTATAATTGATCTCAATCGCCATGGATGGGTCAATGCGGCTTTCTCAGGCCGTCCTCGTAATCCTCGCGCCGGTCATAGGCGTGATGGGTGATAATCTTGTCGTCGTCACAGTCGATCTCAATATCGGGGTCGCACCAGCAGGAACCATCGGCATCGAAGACGTGTTTGTAGAGGTCGTTCTGCGGAGTGATGTGATAAACCGGAATGGGGTTCTTAGGCATAGACATCCTCCAGCAGGGTGATCAGAAAGTATGTTCCGCGTTTGCGCGAGCGGACAATCCGTGTCTGGTAGCTGGCCCCATGTTCCGCCAAGCTGCGCTCAACCTCGCGGGCTTCCACGGAAGAATATATCTGGGTGATGTACTGGCCGGTGGAGGGATTCTCCACGAACAGGCTCGAAAGGGCTTCAGGCAGGCTGGTAATCGTCGTCATCGGAAGGCTCATGGTCGATTACCTGCGGCTTCTCTTCGTAGCCGTATTCCGGCTCGGGCGCGTTGAGGTTAATGGTGATCTTCACACCGCCACCGGCTGTGGCCTCGACCTCGTTCTTGGGCTCCAGCCCGCCCCACTTGACCGTCTGCTTGATAAGATCGGCTTTGACTGCGGCTGAGACATCGGGTGAATGGATCAGCGTCCAACTGGTGACAAGAAGTTCCTCTGCCTGTGCCCGGGCCTTCATCCGGAAGGTCAGCCCTTTGTCACGGACCTCCTCGCGGTAATGCTCCACCTTCTTGATGAACACCGGGTCCTTGCTGAACCCGGAGATGTCGTCGGTGGTGAGCCGGTGCCGCTGGAGCAATTCCTCCATCGCTTCGCCCGAACCTTCCAAGAGGAGGGCCATGTCGAATGCCAAGCGGTCGGTCCACTTGGTGTAGTTGAACGGGCTCAGGTCCATCCGGGGAGGATATGTTTTCGGGTGGGTGGTTGTCAATCGTCAGTGGGCTGAGGGCGTAAGCTGTAAAGATTATACACGTAGAAGTTGAAATGGAAAAATGGGGGCCTGCTGTAAATTTTACTCGCGTAAAAGTTGAAATGGAAAAATGACCCTGTAGTGAAACAGTCTGCCTACAAATGGCCGGGGCCTATGCCAAGCCAATCCATGTGCCCCCCGGAGTACCCCTCCCTCAGCCTCTTTCGCGTCATCGTCATCCGCTTTTGCGCCGCGCATGGCGCGCGTGGCCGCACACTAGACAACGCCTAAACCCGCCTGAAAACGAGCTGATTTGACAGTCTGGGACGTTCCTGCCATATTGGGCTCATCGAAGCACACCGCTTCGGTGGCCCCCAAAAGGGCCGGGTCAACCAAGGCCCTTGCTGATTGAAAGTACGTGAATATGGATAACTCCAAGCTCGTGTGGATGCAGGTCGAAATCTCGGACCTCACCGCTGACAACCAGAAGCTCTACGCCGCTCTCAAGAAGGCGCAGGAGCAGACGGCGAAGATCAGGGCTGACTTCGAAGAGGCCGTGCGCAAGCAGGCTTCCGCGATGATCCCCGAGGGTCATACCCTCGCCTTCGGCTACCGTTTCGGTAGGTTGTCGGTTGCAGCCGTCCCGGTCGAAAAGCCGAAGGCTGCCGCGAAGAACGTGTTCAAGCTCGGCAAGTGACACGAACGGGAGGGGGTTCCGACCCCCTCCTACATCCCCCAACAGGAGATAAAAGCTGTGTATGTCGTGACCTATTTTGCCGCCAATGGACGGGAAACGTCTTCCTCGGCTCCCTCATGGAGCCGTGCGCTGGACAAGGCGTCAATGCTTGCCACCAAGCAGGCGAAGCCGCCTTTCCCGATCATCATCAAGGATGATCTCGGGCGGATCATTCACGAAATCAAAGGCTGAACTGGAGGGGCGGCGCAAGCCGCCCCTTTCTCCATCACAAGGATACTCGCACATGAACGACTTCGCCTATCTCACGCTGCAACTCGTCAAGGTTGCCGCACTGTTCCTGAGTGCATGGGCACTCGTCTATGCCTTCATGCTTATCGCACCCTGATCACAACCCCAGCCCTCGCGGCTGGGGTTTTTTATGTGCCACAGCGCGCGGCGCTGAGTGGCCTCGGACATGGTGGCCGCTACCACCCTACCTGAAGCACCACGAAACGGCTGTAGCCCCGGTCTGAGGCCCGCAAAATGCAAATGCTTGCGTGTGCACAATTGCTCGGCTGTCGCCTCGCCATACGTCGGGGGCCTATAGCTCACGCGTGATAACAGCTAACTTTACAGGCAAATAGTGTAAACTTTGTAAAGTTCCGCTATTCAGTTGCTTACTTGGTTTTTGATAGTTGGGCGAAGTCATTGATTTCATTGGTTTTTTGTCATGTGTAAATATAAATAAGCAAATTGGAGGTGGTCGGTGGGTACCAGCAAGGCATTGATTTCACGGCACTATCTTGCAAAGGTCGACTAACTTTTAGTAACTTAACCGATTATGTTCCTAATACTTTACACTTTACACCAGGAAAACGCAGTAAAACCAGGGGGTTAGGCTTATATATATATATTATTTCAGTTAGATAATATAAATAATAACGGTTTTTGATGGTCATTGGACACCAAATTTTAAGTCGAGAACAAAAGTAGAACGGTAGCTATGCGTCCCTTGCATACCTCCTTGGCTCCTACCCAACTTTACACTGGGACGTTCGTCCAAAAAATTTTTTAGTAGCACATTACCTCCAAAAACTTAGATAGTTTAGATAGTTTGCTACTTTACACGCTAAGCCATTGGTTTTCCTACTATATTCACTATCTCTAATATGCCCCTCTCGCCCTGAATTTTTGCTACTTTACACTCCATTTTTGCTACTTTACACTCTTTTACACGACTTTAGGCCGCCGGTTTGACGCCGGGCCTGCCCCGTGGCATAATCGGGGCCGGGCCGAGCCCCGCCTAGAGGAAACTATACATGCAAAAGACGCATAGCTCAGAGGCCGTTGAGGCCGATATTTGTAAAGTTTGTAAACTTCCTATACTGCCTGTAGCCCGTGCGCGTATCTCGGATACCTGTATCACCTGTGGTGCTCACCACGCTAAGAGTGTAAAGTTTACCATCGTGCCCATGCACAAGAGCAACTATACAGTGGTCACTGACCGTGACACGCTGAAGCAACTTAACAAGAAGGGAGTATAGAATGGGTAAGATTAACGGCGTCACCGCCCATGAGACCACTGTCGCTAACTGCCGTAGCTACGTGGAGCGTAGGGTTCCCTTCCATACGAGCAACAAGCAACTGTTCGGCTACTGGTGCGATAGCGGCGTCTACGCGGTCTTCAGCTATGGCCAGCACTGGCCGCTGTTCGTCTACGAGCCCACCACGGACAAGTGGTTCGCCAATGAGGACATGTACAGCACCACCACGTCCAAGCACTTCAGCAAGGCTCATCCGTTCAACGTGCCAACACCCACCAAACTCTCCTGCACCGCGATGAAGCAGCTTGTGGCCCAAGGCTATACCAAGCTGGTAGAGTGGCGGCTTGCTGGTAACGAGGTAACAGCATGAACAACTGGACAAAGGAAGAAATCGCCTTAACCCGCCGAGCATGGCTCATGTACGACATGGATGCCATCATGAAGCGCCACAATAAGTTTGAGCGTGTTAGTCGCTATGTGGCTCTCTCAGCCACAATGCTTGTCATTCTCGCAGCCATAGGAGTTCTGGTATGACAACCATCACCCGTGCAGAACGCCGTCACCGCCGTGACCGCGCAGTAGCCTATGCTCGTCGCAAACTGCTCCAGTGGGGCGAAGCCCAAGCCGCCAAAGCCCCGTGGTGGGCCGACAACATGGCGAAATGCGATTGCTGGATGTGCAACGGCGAAGCGCGATGGACGAAGCCCGCTGAGCGCAGGTACAAGCTACAGGTCGAAACGGGGGAATAACCCCCGTCGCGGTGTCATGCACCGCCTGATGAGACCATAACAACCACAACCAACAGGAAGATACGCAATGCGTCCTGAACTGCTCAAGTCCACGCTCAAGGCCATCTACAACAGCAACAAGCGGTCGGTGATCATCGAAGGTGCGCCCGGTGGCGGCAAGACCTCACTGGTGCGCGATACGGCGGCTGATCTGGCCGGAACCAGTTCCTACAACTACGTGGGTTCCTGTCAGGTGTTTGGCGACAACTTGTTCGGTTACGTCGAGAAGCACATGCCCACCATGGTGGTCGAGGACTTCGGTATCCCTGACATGCTCAACACGCAGAGCAATACGTTTGGCTACAAGGTGCCCGATTGGTTCCCTGCCGAGTACAGGGACGACCTGCCGGAACGGGGGTTTATCTGCTTCGATGACCGCAACCAGTGCGGTGCTGAGTTGCAGAAGGTACTCGCCAACGTCCAGCAAGCCCGTAACCTCCATGGTGTGCGGATGAAGGACGGCTGGATGGTGGTGTCCACTGGCAACCGCCAGAAGGACCGTGCTGGTGCCAACAAGGTGCTCAGCCACCTCTCGGACCGTGAGACCACCTACGAGTACGAGACGCACCTTGACGACTGGACGAAGTGGGCCATTGACCATAACGTGCAGCCTGAGCTTATCAGCTTCATCCGGTTCAAGCCCGCCATGCTGCATGACTTCGACCCTCAGCGCGATAAGAACCCCACTCCGCGTTCGTGGGTTGAGGGTGTCGCTGCCATGATCGGCAACGTGCCGCCTGAAGCCGAGTACGAGACGTTCAAGGGTGCCGTGGGTGAAGGCCCTGCGGCTGAGTTCACTGGCTTCCTGCGCATCTGGCGCAAGCTGCCCAATCCTGACGCTATCCTGCTCAACCCGGCAACGGCGGAAGTACCGAAAGAGCCGAGCACCCTGTACGCTCTCGCTGGTTCACTGGCGTCCAAGGCCACTGTGGCCAATCTGGATCGTGTGGTGACGTATGTCGAGCGTATGCCGCCTGAGTTCAGTGTGCTGTCCATCAGCCTTGCCTGTCGTCGTGACCCTTCACTTGCCTCAACGTCAGCCTTCGCGAAATGGGCTGTGGCGCATCAGGACGTATTATTCTGATGGTTGACGATACAATCGCCGCTTATTGGGTTGGTATCGCCCTAGGTTTCGTCATCGGCTTCTCTGCCGCTATGGCGTTGCGTGGTATTCTATAACAACGTGGTGGGGCTATAGCCCCACCACTCCTGCCGCTAGTGCTGTCATGCAGCATTGCCGGGAGGAGTGGCATGGATACGTATTTCAACATCGAGAAAGCCATACAGGCAACGGATGGGTATGACGCCTATCAGCGGCTGTTTGCGGCATGGGCCAAGGCGTACGTTGAGCCGAAAACACGGCGCTTCATCATGTTCGCTGATTTTGTGCGACACTACTATCCCGAGATTTACAACAGGGCACGGGCTTATGCCCGTGTGATGGGTGATCTATGAGCGAGGAAATCAAGCTGGTGTTGCAGTTCATGCGGGCTACGATGCGCAAGAGCGACAGCGACAAGCTGTGGCAGTCATATCTGGCCGATCAGACCTATCGGACATTGCTGGATCACATCAGACTGAAACATCCTGATGTGTGGTTCAGGTTCCAATCATGGAAGGCTGCACGATGAGCAGACTGTGGGACATTGCCAAGGCCATCAGGGAAGTGGACGGTAACGAAGCGGTCAACAAGCTGTATGACGAGTGGCTGGCCGAATACTACCTTGTCGAGAGCGAGGAGTTCATGGCGTTCCAGCACTACGTACAGATCAAACACCGCGACAAGTACAACCGATATGTAGCTTATGCACGGCTACAGGGGTGGATGTGATGGAGTTCGGTGAAGCAGTGCTGTTCGCCAAGTTCCTGCGTGAGCATGTGAAGGGAAGCAAAAGCTATCTTAATCTAAAGCATAGCACGGCGGAGCGATTCCAAAAGGAAGAACCCGGCCTCTGGTTCAAGTGGCTGGCATGGAAAGCGGCTCGTCAGCATAAGTTGACAGATGTGTGAAGTTCTGTCATACTAAAACAAAAACACCAACAACAGGAGAAGACAATGCACCTCAACGACCGTGCGCTGCTTGTGCAGCTAAACATCTCGCAGTGGACAGCCCGCAAGTTCGACAAGCGCGTCACCAAGGACGTAGCCAACGCTCATAGCGTGGTGGAAGCCGTGGGGCGCTATAACAAGTCGCTGCTGCCCATGAACGACCAGCTTGATCTGGTCCACAAGAAAGCCAACAGCATCCGCGCCGAGTTCTACCAGAACACGCTGCCGTGGGGTATCGAAGGGACACAGCTTCTGCCCACGTCGAACTACCTTGAGTTCATGACCAAGTTCCGCAAGTACAAGGGCGAGTGGCAGTGGCTCACTCAGGCGTTCTGCATGAACTACGAGAGCTACATCGAAGACGCTCGTCGGACACTGGGTTCGCTGTTCAACGCCGAGGATTATCCGCATCCGACAGCCATCGAAAGCAAGTTCAAGATGGACTTGGCGGTGTTCCCGGTGCCCAGCACCGACTTCCGCGTCAGCATTGCCAGTGACGAACTGAACCGCATCCAGCAGGACGTGGAGCGCCGTGTGCAGGAAGCAAGTGCTTCCGCAATGAAAGACGTATGGCAGCGTCTCTATGACAAGGTGAAACATATTGAGGAGCGTCTGGCTAACCCCAGCGCGGTGTTCCGTGACACAATGCTGGAGAATGCCCGTGAATTGTGTGAGTTGCTGCCGCGTCTCAACTTCGCTGATGATCCGACACTGGAGCAGATGCGCCGTGAGGTGGAGAGCAAGCTGATTAGCTATCACCCTGATGCTCTGCGCAATGATCCTGACCTGCGGCGCGATACTGCTGCCAAGGCGAAGGAAATCATGGATCGTATGGCTGTGTTCATGGGGCAGTGATGGATATTCCACGACAGTATCCCGGCTTGAAGAAGGCTAGGCTCATCATGGCACAGCTACGGGTGCAGGGTGTCGAGTTCCCGCTGTACTACGCAGCAGATAGTATTGAGCCAGTGCCGTTTTGGGCATTGAAAGCGAGTAAGCTGCGCTACTGGTGGCCGACATTCGTTGACCACTTGGACATCCATGGTGGAACTAGCAAGTGAAGTACAGCAAACGCAATGTGACAACGCTACTCGCCAAGCTGCGCGTGATGGGGCTGGATGAGCCGGGTTATTGGGCTGATGCGTCCAAGCCTAACACGTTTACTGTCGCCGCTATGCGATGGAAACCCTACTCTGAAATGGAGGAACACGAGCAGAAAGCAAACTGGCAGCAATTCCAACAAGACGTGAACAGACTAACCAACAAGGCTAATGCGAAATGACACAGATGGATATGTTCGACAAGGAACTGCACCCCATGCAGCGGGCAATGGTGGACCGCATCGTTGCGGCGCTCCAGAACATGGGATGCCAGTATAGCATCCTGCTGCCGGGCAGCATGGAACTGCTCAGCAACGTGCCGGATGAGCCGGAACCGGAGCGTAAGAGCAAGCGGGCACCGCTGAAGCATCCTCGCGGTGCGGTGCGCAACTACTACAAGCCCCTGCTGGAGAACGTGAAGCCCGGTGATGTGGTGTGCATTCCGTTCGACCGATTTGACCGGAACGATTTGCAGTCTAACATCGCATCGTATCTCACCAACGAGTGGGGTGCGAAGACCTACCAGACCCGCATTGATGATGAAAACAAGTGTGTGGAAGTGTTCCGCACGGGAGGTATCTGATATGAAGCACAACCATCTTCCGCTCGAAAAGCGTCTCGCAAAAGCGAGGACGGCGCTCGTCCTTGAGCAACCCTTCATTGGCACACTGGCGCTGAACCTCGAATTGCGGGTGAGCGACCGCTTTCCCACTGCTGCCACCAATGGCAAGTGGATCGAGTTCAACCCCAAGTTCTGCGAGGAACTGGATGACGAACAGCTTAAGTTCCTCATGGCCCATGAGGTGTTCCATCCCATGTTTGAGCACAACTACCGTGTGAGGGGGCGCAACCCCAAGAAGTGGAACATGGCTGGTGATTACGTCATCAACCAAATCCTCACCGATGAGAAGATCGGTAAATTTATTCCCGGTGGTCTGCTCAACAAGGCGACCTACGACGCTGGCAAGGGAACCACGGACGGTATCTACGACATCCTGCCCGAGCCTGACGGTAACGGCGGTAATCAGGGTGGTGGCGCTGGTGGCAACAGCGGCAACGGTAACAACCCCATTCCCGGCACTGGCGATGACGTGGTGGAAGCTGACGGTTCTCCTGCCGAGGTGGCGCAGGAACAGGCTGAGATGCGTGTTCGTGTGGCTCAGGCTGCGCAAGCTGCCAAGATGATGGG